GGCAAAAGTAGCAACCTGATTTACCTGGATTCTCCCAACCTTCTTTCTTAATCCTATCTAAACAAGCTTCTCGATCCCACCCCCAATCAAGTAAAGGGTATTCATTATGCTCATACAACTTTTCTTTTTTACCTGTTTTAGGATCAACAATAAATTTAGCCCTATGACTTTCGCCCGCATCTATGCCGATCAGACGCAAAGGTAAATTTTTATCTCCCCATTTTTGTTTAATATATTTTTCAATAGGTGAAATCTTAAACTTATCAGTACATGAACGTTTTATCATTGACGGTACAGCTTTTTGATATTCGTAATAATCGTAAATACTAACTCTTTCACCTTCTACCCAATGTCCTTTTTTTACCCCTGCAACTTTATTAGACACCGTATAATATACAGTTTCAAAATGAATTTTGTGTTTCTTACAAAAAGGTATAACATACTTATCTATAAACTCGTAAGTCTCAGGCATTTCAGATCCCGTATCTGCAAATATAACTAAGTCTAATGGCTTACCTTGTTCGACCCATTCTAGCAATAATGCCGTTGAATTTATGCCTCCTCCAAAACTAAGTAAGATAGGTCTCATGCAAAATAATCCCACTTTGTATAGTTAAGCTTACGCTTGTGATCATCGTGTATTGCTAACTCACACATCCACAACGCCATTACTGCATCAGGTGTGTGACCCTCAAGCCTACCGTTCTTACCGTAAATAAGTCTGCTAAGTCCATCTACAAGCTTACGTGTTCCTGGCCTACTACCTTCATTTGAATCCTTACCCCAAGGTATAGCGTACTTCTCTTGCTCCATCTTAAGTGCAATAAGTGGTATACCTACATCATGCCTGTGCTTCTCCCTGCCTGTATTGTGCCCTACTACTGGCAACCCTGCCAAGTCTGCTGCCGCATGTACTACAAGTCTCTGATAACCATTAGACTCTACCATAATTTTACTTGGATTAAAACGTTCTGCTAACTCCTTCATGCTTACTACCTGGGCCTCTAACCAACCCTGACCCTTTGCGTATATCTTACCTGACCAAGCATACAACACTCTACGCTCTTGTGTAGTCTTGTTATAACCAATAATTACATACGCTGTCTCGTCATTCTTACTGTCCATACCTACTGCAAGATCAACACCCATGTACGTCTCCCAATCATCGTTAGCTGGCGCTGTACCCATCTCCAAGCCCTTGTCCAAACAAGCATTTAGTATCTCGTAAGGTATAACTGCACTCTCTGGATCTAACGGATTTAACATATACTCAGACTCGAATGCTCTAGATCCCATTGTTTCTTTCTCATCCATAAGCCTGTCATAAGTCCAATACTCTGGCCACCTAGGTGTCTCGTCTGGCAACAATGCAGGATGCCGTACTGTATTCCACATCTTGTTCTCCTCTACCCAATCTGTAGCGTCACCAACTCTCTTCTGTGTACCTATCAACAACATCTTAGCATCTGGAAGCCTCATAGGCATCACAACTCTACGAATGTAATGTATGACCTTCTCATCTGTTAAGTTAGGAAACTCTTGCAATATATCGTCCAAAATAATCATGTGTACGTGAGGCCCCTCAAGTGCCTTACCAATACTTGCACCATGCACCCTAGATCCGTTATTGAAATACTTAGCACCTTTACGCCATACTGCTCGCCTGTCATCAGTAGATCTAACGTAACCTTCAAGCCTCCAAGATCGTTTACAAAGTTCCTCGAACTGTTCTAACTTGTCCCATGCCTGTTCCAATGTAGCTGAAATATAAAGCGCTCTAAAGTTCTTAAAAGTCGCCATGTGGTAAGCAAGTACTGCAAGGCTCCAACTGGTCTTTAAATGGCCCCTAGCGCACATTATAGCTGTGTGTGTGCCTTTGTTAAACAACTCTTCCCACTCTCTGTGCATATCACCAAGAGGTACAAAGTCTGTAGG